TTCACGCTGTAATGCTGGCCAGGGAGATTCGTTTTTTCCGTTAGTTCCACCAACTAATCCCCATACATTTTTTTGTTTGCTTTGTGTCCTATGTAATAATAAGAATCTTTTGCTTTTTAGACAATAGAAGAGGGCACCACTACAAATAATTTCTTCACTCATGAAAATATTTACTTAAAAAATGAGTCGCCAAGTGCCTTTTTGATACTCGCCTTCGAATGAAAGTATCCATTCTGAGCCAGTCCATCTATATTGGACACCTGTATTTAGGTTAGTTAAATACTTGGTTGTGGTTCCGGGATCCTCACTAGCATCAAAAACTATATACCATTTAGCACCATCCCATTCAACTACATCATTCTCACCAGCTACAAAATCAGATCCGTCTGTGTTTTTCCATGCATCTGGGCCATCATATGGATCTTGACTACTTCCGTCTGAAGGATCTTGACCATAAGTCATTAATCCACCAACGTTTGTACTAGTATTAATTGCACCTAATAATAATAATCTTAACCCGGCAGTTTTTGCAGTTGCAGGATTAAATTTTAAAGGATCAACAATATAATCAACAGATCCTGTGTTGTTACGTCCGCTTGGTGAATTCAAATCAGTGTTTGTAGGAATAGTATCAGCATCATATGTAAGAATTAATTTACTTCTGTCTAATTCATTGATTGCTACACTGGCATTGACACTAATACTTCCTGTTTCTCCTTCAAGTAATTTTCTTTTTAGTTGTATTTGAGATAACCCAGTCCTAAAATTTCCAGGTAATGCTTCTGTAATGACGTCCCACTGAATGCTTCCTACAATACCTCTATCAACAATTTGTGCAATGTTATTCATTACAAGTATATCATAGTCTTTGTAAGTTGTTGCACCTGCGGCTATACCCATTGTTACAGTTCTGTCATTTGCTTTGTCCATTTTAGGATGAGTTTGTTCAGCATCTGAATAAGCCATTAGTTGCGGTGTACTATTACCTAAGTCTATAGTTCCTTTTGATTCATCAAAAATACTCATCACAACACTTGTTATTACACCTAATTTTTTTACTTTGGAAGGTAAATTCAAATAAATTGGCGTAGTAAAACTCAGCTGTCCTATGTCTATTTCAGACTCTGTACCAATAGGAATTGTTCTGCTACTAAAACTTACAGAAGTCAATTCAACAACAGATAAACTACTCCAATCTACGTAATTGTCTGTTGTTTGAATCTCCAAACTAGGATTAAACAGCATTAATATCTGTTCCATAATTTGTAATTTTTGTTCTGTGTTAGTGCTCCATATATCAACATTTATATTAAGTGTATATGGACTAGGCATAATTCTTTCTACAGTATAATTTTTTCCTTGTGTATTAAGATATTCTTTATTTGAACTATCATATGCACGTTCTCTAAGATGAACTTTGTGTACAAACGAAGAATCAGCAGTCCTTGTTCTATCTTGTTCCAAGCCAGTTATATAAACTGCCATTCTAGGAGCAGATGGAATTTTATTTTCACTGTTATCTCTCAATATGTGTCCTACTTGTCTAGTGATGTCACCATACATGACAGGAATTTGAGTCAGTTTTCCTTCTCCATCTTTGTAAGAAAAATTACTAAACAATCTAATTAATTGCGTAATATATCTTCTAATTTGTCCATCGTAAAAATGTTGCATTAATTATCTGCCTTTGGTTTAAGTGCTTGTGATAAACTTTGTCTTTCTGTTACAGTTTCACCAGCAATTTGATTGGTTGCTGTGTTGTTTATAAATCCAGATTTAAATGTATTTCTTGTATCAGTATTAGTCATAGTCATTCTCACTGCGTCTTCCATCTTAACCCATCTTGTTCCATCATATCTAAATAATCTATTTGGTAATAAGTCTGTACGTAAAAAGTAATCGCCTTTGGCTTGTGTAGTAGGAAAACTTATTCCAGTACCAAATGATTCTCCATTTGGTGGTATTCCGTCTCCTATCAAATAACCATCATATCCTGATCTATCTGGTGTCTGGTTAATTCTATCTGCTAATTCATTTTGTGTACTTGCATCTAAACTTGTTATATCAGTAGTAACCAGCTCTGTTTGCCCTCTTTCATCTGTTTGCAACGTATAAAGATTTGTTGTATCATATCCTGATTTGGCTGTGTCAGCTTCTGCTTGTTGTAACACAGCATTGTTAACTTGCATCTCTGTTTCATATGTAGATAACACATCTCTAAGAGTCTGTGAAGAACCTTCTTCTGTAGGTAAATCTAGTATGTCCTTGAACTCCTGCGAGTCAACAATTTGTTTCATTTTTACCCTATACAAATGCGGATACCAACTTTGTGAAAATCCTTCACTTGCACGATTTACATCTTCAACAACATAAAATCTTTTCAGTGCAACACTAAAATCATTTAGTGCATATTCATCTTTTAGGTGTGGTATTTCTATAACATCACCTGGCATTATTTTTCTACCTAATGTTTTTACACTATAATTAATAGGTATAGTCATAAAAACTACATCATTTTGTAAGAACAATCCAAACTGACTCATATCAAAGTCTACGTCTGAAACATTGTATATTCCCCGCATAACATAGATGTCAGGATCATATTTTCTATCTCTGTTTTCTAGAAACAGCATGTCTTGTATATTGGTTTCTTTTACTGCATCGTATCTAGGCTTATCAGAAGTGGCATCTGCTAGATCCGGATTTTTAGGACCTAGGTATTTGTGAACGTGGACATCTGTACCACCAACTGTGAACATTTCAGTTATGGTTTTGTCTAGGAATTCGTAGTCTTTTCCCTTTTCGGGTTTATATAAGCTCAGTCTTGGCATAACGTAAGTATTTATCTACGCATAAATACTGTAGTCGGAGAACGTGTATGGCAACCAATATTAAAACAAAAAAACAAGAAGTTTTCAAGTATGTAGAGCTCAATCTAGGTGGAGGCATGGTAGATGTGGAGTTAGACCCAGATCATTATGAAACTGCACTAGGAGCCGCTCTAGCAAAATTTAGACAAAGATCGGACAATTCGGTTGAAGAATCTTATATGTTCTTACCAACAGTAATTGATCAAAATGAGTATACATTACCTACAGAAGTTGTAGAGGTAAGAAAATTATTTAGAAGAAGTATAGGATCAAGAACCGGTGGAGGTGACGGAGGTACATTATTTGAGCCTTTTAATCTTGCTTACACAAACACTTATCTTTTAGCTAGTTCAAATATGGGCGGACTTGCAACGTATAATGCATTTGCTGGATATCAAGAACTTGTAGGACGAATGTTTGGGTCATTTATAGAATTTAAATGGAATACTACAAGTAAAAAATTAACATTGTTACAACGTCCAAGAGCCGAAGAAGATATACTATTATATGTTTACAACTATAGACCAGATTTTGAACTTTTAGACGACTATCTTGCAAAACAATGGATAAAGGATTATACACTTGCAAAGTGTAAATTTATGCTAGGAGAAGCTAGGTCCAAATTTGCAACTATAGCCGGTCCGCAAGGTGGATCTGCATTAAACGGTGATGCTTTAAAGGCTGAAGCTATTGCTGAAATTGAAAAGTTAGAAACTGATGTATCAACACAAGTTGGTGGTGGCGTAGGATACGGGTTCACAATCGGTTAAAAAATCACTTGACAACCTTTGTATAATATCCTATAATAATTACATTATACAAGGATGAACTATGATTATCGGTATATGCGGGTTAATTGGTAGTGGCAAAGGTACTGTTGCTGACGTACTAGTTGACGAACATAAATTTACAAAAATATCATTTGCAGATAAGCTGAAAGATGCAGTATCTGTACTATTTGGCTGGGATAGAGATATGCTAGAAGGAGATACATCTGAGAGCAGATATTGGCGCGAACAAGAAGACAGTTTTTGGACTAAAGAAACAGGTCGTAAGGTGACTCCTAGATCTGTATTACAAGAGTTTGGAACTGATTGTATGCGTAATGGATTTTTTGATGGAGTATGGGTAAGTTTTGTAAAGAAAGAAATAATTGAAAATCCAGACAAAAATTTTGTTATTCCCGATGTACGATTTATTAATGAAATTGAAATTATTAAAAGTTTAAAGGGCAAAGTATGGTGTGTGAAAAGAGGTCCTGATCCGCTTTGGTTTAGACAATATCAAGACCTAGGTGTAGAACCAACTGATGTACATCCAAGTGAATGGAGATGGGCATCTGCTTCTTTTGACTTCAATATCTATAATGAAGGAACAAAAGATGATCTTAAAAATCAGGTACAAGGTCGCCTTGCTTCCACTTTACTCCACGCTTCTGCAGAAGCCGTTGGCAATTAGCACAAATTGTTTTAAGATTAGCAAAACTGGTATTAGTTAAATTACCGTCGATATGGTATACGTTGTACTGTTCGGGCTGTCCCTTAAATCCACATTTCTCACACTCTTGTTTTATGCGGTAGCCTGCTTTGTACCAAGTAGGTATACCATGACTCTTACCGTGGTGTAAACAAGTTTCGCATTGTTTCCTGTAATAGGTTTTATTTGCCTTTTTATAGTTTATCGCGGCAGGTCTTTGTTTGCAATATTCACATAAAGGACGCATATCGTATTTAGCATACCTTTTTACCCCCTTTTAATGGTATTTTTTCCAGGGTGATTTTTAAAAATCGTATAAATACTTTTAACAGTTGTTAATATACAGGAGAACATAAATGGCTAATTTAGTATCACCAGGTGTACAAGTAAGTGTAATCGACGAAAGTTTTTACACTCCGGCTGAACCTGGAACAACGCCTATGATTTTCGTTGTCTCTGCACAAGACAAGACAAACGGAGCAGGCACGGCAACAGCGGCAGGAACTACCAAAGCGAAAGCGGGTACTCCATACTTAATCACATCACAAAGAGATTTAACAGAAACTTTTGGAGATCCGGTCTTCAAAACAGATACAAGCAATAATCCAATCAATGGCGGTGAGCTTAACGAATATGGATTACAAGCGGCATATTCATATCTAGGCGTAAGCAACAGAGCATTTGTTGTTAGAGCAGATATAGACTTAAATGAAATAGAGCCAAGTGCAAATGCACCAGCGGCGGCTCCAGCAAATGGCACATATTGGTTTGACACAGCCGTAACAAAATACGGTTTATTTCAGTGGAACGGAAACGCGGCAACTGTTACTGGTGGACAATCATTTACAAATAAGGTTCCGACTGTAATTACATCAAATACACAACTTGTTGGTGAATCTAATACAGGATTTCCAAAAGGATCAGTAGGACAAATTGGCGATTATGCTGTATCTC